AGCGCTTGAATAAATTCAGCGCCTTCTCGGTTGAACCGATACCGAGCTTGCTCGGGATTTCGGTAATTGGGGACATACAGATGTAGGGCTAATCGATCCGTCTCGTATAAATAAATTGCCGTCCAAGTTTTCAGCGTGTCTCTGAAGTCAGAGGTCGCAATCGTACGATCAACGTCACCGGCTATGCTCTCAATACGACTACGTGGGACGGTATTATTATTCACGCTGCCAGTCATGTCAGTGCGCTTTTCAGCCTCGTCGCACCGACTGATCTGTTCGACAATTTTTGAATACCAAAACGAATCTTGGATGTTGTTGACAGCTTCCTCTAGACGCGCTTGGTCACCAGCCGGAACAGACGTCAGGTTATAACCCAGGTGCCAACGGACTTTAGACTTGAGGAAGGTATCGAGTTGCATTACTGAAACGAAATGCGTTACAGGTATACCATCTCAGATATACCCAGTAACACACTAGCACGCGCAAATAATTACTCGACGCGCACTAGATTTTCTTTAAAAATTTCATCCCAGTCAATACGTTTAATACTTTTTAATTGCTCTAATTTTTGAAAGCGCTCTCCGGGAAGAGACATCTGCAAATCTTTAATATCGCGTGCAGTTTTTAATCCAACACCAGGTAGTGAATCAGCAATCTGACGTGCGCTGGCGGTATTGATATTGATCCGCGTATCCAATGGAAAGGTTTCTTTTTTGGTTGGGACTGCAGGTTTAACACCTTCAGACTCTAGCTGTGCAGTTAAACGCTCCTCGGTGCGGATTTTCTCCGTCGTCGCATCCAGATGAGGAGACAAATCCGCTTCGTCAATGTACAGAACTTCATCTTGAGAATCGATGCACATGACGATCCCATCGCCATGCTTTGCAATCATCTCAACCAAACCGCCGGTCACACGGTATTGATACAGCATCGTTGTAATTTAAGTCTCTGCTTAGCCTAACAAACTAAACCCAGACTTACAACTGGACACAAAAAAGGGGCCCCGAAGAGCCCCTCCATTTGTATCTGTTTAACAGATCAGCTATCGGTACCGCCCACTTGAGAGGCGAAATCGATGAAGCCTTGAATATCATTCCAGGACACGGCCGAAGCGGGACGCACGTAGTTCACGCGGCACAGCAGGTAAGCAGCCTTACCAGCAGTGGAGTCATCGGAACTGATGTTCACACCGTCACCAGTGATGGTGGTGTTGGTGATGGCATTCAGGTTGTACACCTTGAAGGTGGTATCCGCAACTACCTTGTACATCATCTGGTCAGCAAAGGTGCTGAGCTTGGCAGCGGATGTATCGGTGGTGGCGGCGTCAACCACGTTCAGGAACGGGAGACCGGCGGGAGCCACGGAGCTGGTGCCCTGAGCAACACCGCTAGCACCGATGGTCAGGAAGGAGCTGGCGGCGGAGAGACCGATCAGCTGGGACGAGGGGATACCCAGGGGGTTGCCAGAGTTGTCCGGACCCAGAAGCAGAACTTCGGTATCGGTACCCTGCAGACCACAGGTCACGGGGGAGGCGGGGAAACCAGCCAGGCCACCGGAGGGGATGTCCTCAGCCAGGGTCAGCGAAGCGCCATACACATAAGCAGGGCGAGCGGAGCTGGCTTGCACCACCAGGGAGGTGCGATTGTCACGCACGCGGTCGTCGGTACGACGGTCGGGCGAGGGGATGGTGATGTTGAAGCTCTTGAAGCTAGCTTTATCAGCAGCGAGGTTATCGATTTTGATGAAGCCAACCAGCTCGAAAGCTTCAACGCCGGGCCAACCATACACACCTTCAGTGTTGTAGGAGGACAGGCGGTTGATCTGATTACCGGGCTGAAGAATAGCACCGGCTTCTTCTTTGTAAGCAGCCATTGTTAAGTACCTCCCTTATCACTCAGTAATGGTAAAGGCACAGGTCACGAAGTCCTTGTTCAGGTTCGCGAAACCGGCGTACAGCTGCCAAATCAGGATGATGAAGCGGCTGAAGTCGTCGTTGTTGTTGATCAGAACTTGGGCGTTCGGACCACCGATGCCCACACCAACAGCCTGAGGACCGAAGAACAGAGCAGGAGGAGTGTCGTGGGAAACAGAGCCGTCGCCATCGTTGATATCAACGGTGATCGACTTGGTGGGGAAGTTGGTGGATTCGAAGAACCGCACACCTTCAAACACAAAGCCGGAAGGCATCACGGGTTCGCCAGCCACGAACTGAGCTTGGCCGAACTGACCGCCACCGTAGATGGCGGCGTTAGGAGCCATGGCACCCATCAGAGCATTGGGCATGCCGGCACCAGGATAACGAGCCACTTCGCGGAAGCCTTGGTCGGCACGCAGGTCCTTCATGAAGGAAGGATCAGCGATACAACGGTAGTAGCCGTCAGCAAACACGGGCACGTTACGCTTGCGGAGGCTCTTAACAACGTTCAGAAGGTCGGTCTTAACGTTGAACTTGAAGCGCTCGGAAGCGTATTCGGTAGCGGTATAGGTCGCCAGAGTGGTGGAACCAGTCTTGGCGTGGTTGTTCGGATAGTAGTAACCACCCTGGGTGTCGGAGGACTGACCACGGGACTCGGCCTTGAACAGTTCATCCAGAAACACACGATCGCGCCAGCGGCGATAGTCGTCCAGCAGGGTCAGCGAACCGATGGACTGGTGGAACATGTTGAGGTTCCCGGTGTCCAGCAGCAGGCGCTGAGCGGTCATCAGAGTCTCGCGAGCAATCTTGAAGGTGCTCGGGAGGTTGGAGTTGTTCGGGTCAGCAGGACCGGTGTACTCACGGAGAGACACCAGCACCTTGTCCTTCACGATGGACCGGCTGTTAGCAGTACCGATGGTTTGATCCTGGGTACGCTCACGGTTGGTCTTCGTGCCGGGGTTACCCCAGAAGCGGTAACGATCCAGTTGGACGGTTTGACCAGGCTGTTTGGTGAAGTCGTGGACGACCACAGGCTCGCAAGCCATTTCCACGATATAAGCCGGATGGGGACGGTACAGCTCCGCGCCCAGCAGCTTAGGGAAGTCGTTATCAATAAACATGTTGGTTTCTCAGCATAGGAAAAGCTGATACCTGGGGCCAATTGACCCCAAACTCAACAGCCAAAGCTGTTAAACTCTGGAACTGTTGGTTCCATTGAAAAAATTATAGCAATCCTTTATCAATCTGGATTATTAAGTTTCCGGATTAATCATCTGAGGATAAGTATAGCCACCGAGCATATTACCGGCTGAATACATCATTGGGGCCATGGTGCCCATTGCATGCAGTGGATTCACATAACCATCACCCGGCTGCATGTCAATCTGAGCGGCTTGAATCTCAGGATCAATTGCCCCGCCACCAGCTGCTTTCATCGCCATCAGAGCCCCAGCAGCTTGGGCTTCCGCATTCTTTTTATGGTCAGCCGATTTTTTTACGGCTTTCTTAGCTTTAGCGTTGTCCATCAGCGGCGGCCTTTTTTCTGCGGCATGGGGGGTTGAATGCCCATCGGCAATTGACCGGTGAGCGGCATAAATTGAGACATCATGTATTGCTCGTTCATGATGGCTTGGTTCTGCGTCATTTCAGCAGCTTTTTGGAACTGCGGCGCAAGCAAACCATTTCGAGGCAAAGGAGAACCTGGAAGATTTAATTTCAGGTAAGCAGCATCTAAATCTGCTGGCATCCGAGGTTGAACTGCATTGGGGTCACCAATTACAGGAGCAGAAGTAGCGCGGATTGCAGCATATTCATCGATATTCCCGGATTGTACTTGCCGGGCAGTATCACCTGCACCAAACATAACAAGTCCTGGAGAACCAATTGGACCGCCTGCAGTCCCGATGTTAGCGAGAAACTGAGCGGCTCTATCCCCAGCACTTGCTTTTTTTGATGCCATAATTAATCCTTTTTGAATAAAAAAGGGGCAGCGTCTGCTACCCCTTATTTTACATTTACTGTATTAACGGAATCACTCCATCACCAGGAGCTTTTGACGGAACACCTCGGGGTTGGCTTGGGCAGCGTTCAGATAACGCCAGGCGTTGCCGGGGTCACGCTCGGCCAGAGAGCCGAAGCTGTTCCAGAAGTCAATCGGGTTGCCCTGGGCTTGAGGCTGAGGGGGAACTGGCATCTCAGGGCGCTGAGGAGCAACCGGACGCTGGAACTGTTGGCCCACGGCTTGGCCCTGGGGACGACCATAACCAATTTCCTCATCGGGGATCGGATAGGGACCGTTCTCACCGAAGAACTCACAAGTGTAATCAGCAAGCACGTCAGGATCAGTCAGGATGGTCTCATAAGCTTTGTGCTCATTCGACAGTTCCTGGAGCAGATTGACAGCTTCAATCAGTTGATTGTTGGTGGTGATCAGCGCGTCTTCCAGCTGACAAGAGTAGTTATTGAGGATCGCCGGAACGTCGGGACCGAAGTAATCAATAACTTCAAGACTTGCGTCGCTTACCCCGTTGGCCTTCAGTTGCTGGGGGCTGATTTCCAGCGAAGTTTGGGAAGAGGCGTTGGAGTAGGCCTGGTTGTTGTTGATCCCAGGCATATAGGTCGGCATCCCCGCGTTGCTGTATTGGGGAGCCTGCTGGGAAGCGAAGTTGGCCGGATCGAGCTGCGGGCTCAGAGTCGATTGTTGACCCTGGAAGGGGAATTGCACGGGCGAACTCAGGAGCCCCACCACCCGGTTGAACGCCTCCTTGTAAGGGTTCTCCGCTTGTTGGGGCGCCTGGGGTGCTTGGGGGTACGACGCCGTAGGGACGAATGGGTAAGCGCTCACCCCCATCTGGGCCTGCATTTGCGGGGCTGGGGCCGCCATCTGCTGGTAAGGCGCCACCCATTGGGAAGTCGTTGAAACCGCTGGCGCTTGAGCCGCCGTCTGCGCCACCGGAGCCCCGTAACTGATCGGCTGGGTCGGGGATACTTGGGGTGCCGATTGGGTCGGCATTGCGGTATCGGCCTGCATAGGTTACCTCTTTTTGTAGGCTTTCGAGAGTTCGGTAAAGGAAGGGAGTGAGATCAAGTCTCGGATCCGCAGCCATCGGTAAATTCGGTTGCTGCGGATGTGGTGTCCGCATTTCTTGATTGATTAGATCAATAAATACGGAGTAGGCCCTCTGTACTTCCCCCACCATTCGGAATGGGAAACCGGAGAGCATGCTCGCGATTTCGTCATCCGTGTTTGAAGGGAATAAATACTTCAGTGCTTCAATGCTATCAACACCTAACTCTTGGAGGTTGCGGGTAAAGATAGATTGGTTTAATTTGTCCTGTGAACTATCCTCATAAACCGGCCCCATCCAGCGCCAATCAACCGTTCGATCCCCATCAGGTGCTAATCCAAGAACACCATCAGGAATCTCTTTGGTCTCAATAGCCTGATCAATAGCCTTCTGTAACTTTTTCTCATAATTTGATTTCTGTTTATCATATTTTTGTTTTGCAACTTCATCATTCGGATCCTCTGGAGGAACTGGATATTTAATGCCAGATGCAAACGCTAAAGACTTACGGAAGATCTGCTCTTCCTGGAAGATCATTAACTCAAAGCATTTGCAAATGCCGTATGTATACAGCATCAAACATTTTTTCTTTGCAGTAGCACTTACACGTCCATAAGCGGATTTGATCTCCGTAGCAGTTACGTTAGTAATACTAAGGTCGTCGATACCGCCCAACGCCAGCCGGATCTCACTACGGAGTTGTTCGGAGTATCGAGCCTGATCAGTACTTACTGCATTTGGAGTAATAAAACCGACACGATCTGTTGGCTCCAGGTTGGCGATCACGCGGGGCACACGCATGCCACTACCTGGACGGCCGATATAACCAGGGGGGTTTCGAGTGATGTTGTCCTGTTTATAAGTAGAACTGGACAAGAAGAAATCTGATTTAAAACCAGATTCACTAGCAATGCTGGGCCGCTGGGCAGGATCAGTGTCGTTACTCTCTACAATATCTTGCTTGGGACGAGATGATAAGAGGGTGGGATTGCCGAAAAACGACAAGTTTGCCCGGATATTTTTGACCATCTCATCGTGGGCAATGATTTGATTGGAAATCCAATCAAATTCACCGCTCCCATCAGTACCAAAAGCATCCGGATTATTTAGAACCTCAACACACGGAATAAACTCCATTGTGTTGACGACGGTCTTTTTATCAAAAATTCCGTACTCCAGTGAAGGCATATCAAAAGAGATTTCCTGCTCACTGTGGAACTCTTCAATTTCTGAGGCTGTAATCCTCAGACGCATATACCGTTTATCTGTACTAAGACCGACTCCCTGAAAACCCTTACTAGATTTAACCTTGTAAGGATAAATAATGATCACCTCTTCCAGATCACCTTCTGGGGAGTAATAAGTGCGATACGAATCTTTGTCGAACCAGTAGAGACGATAGGTTTTTTTGGTAGGGCGAATATAAAAAAGGCCTTTGCCGTACGTCAGGAACCGATCCCAGATCGAATCCAAACGAGCATCTAGTTTATTGAACTTGATGACCTGCTGAATGAAATCAAACCGCTGGGTGCCAAAATTATCTTGAGACGGATAAAACTCTACACCCTGCCGGATGCCAAACATCCTGAGCTGAGCAAGATGCGCATTCACCAGCATGGTATCGGCAGCACCAGTACCATCGCGGGTGATAACTGCCTTGAGGATAGCGTCGAGTGCTGATTTAGGACTATCGCTCATGAGTTAGATGACTTCAAGATTATTCTTCAATATCGTAGCCAGCAGCAATGCGTTTGAGTGTAATTGTGTCGTCCTCAACTTCAACGTCAAAACGTTCGTTCGGTTGAAGGGCCATATCGTGGCACAGTTCGTCGGGGAGAGGGATTACTGCGGAGCCGTAGGCGTCCTGCTCAAGCTCAATAGTGTAGTAGCTGGTGGACATTGGAAAAGGATTCTCCTAGTTTAGGTCCAAAATACTTTATCCCTATTTACTCCTAAATTTAAAACTCGAGCTCCAGTTTGCCTCTGGTCATAAGTCCATTGCAGAGCCAAACCAAGGCGTCAACCGCGTCATCATGGGAGCTTACCCCAAAATTGACGATTTCATCTGTTAACGCAGTAAACCTTCGATATTTGTTAAAAATGATTTTTCGTTGTTCAAATAAGCCCATGATTCCACGGAAGCGGGCAACTTTATCCCCACGGAACCCTTTAATGGCGTGCCAATTCATGTTGTACAGACCGTGGTCTCCCAAGCAAATTCGCTTAAAGTCTGCCTCCAGGGAGGCCTGGTAAGCCACAGCTTCAGACCAGATGTCGATGTTGGATCCGGTGGGGAAGTAACGATCATTGTCTTTATGGACAACGCCCCATTCTTCCATCATCTCCATCAAGGCCTCTAGTTTTTCTAAGTTCCCCATGATCCGAATTCGTTTACAGTCAATAATGTGGATCTTTTGCCCCACTCGACCTCCCATCACAAAAACGGTATAGTCATTCTGCTCTCGAATACCTGCGGACAAATCAACGCCCACCCCAAGCGAATCAAACTGTGTACCAATCGTACCC